CCGTCTTATTTTCAGGCTTTTCTTTTAGCGGCTTGCTCCTAATGCATTTCTTATTTGTACAAAGTCCTGTTTTTTTATCCAATTTTCGGTGACACAAAAAGCAACGTTCCATTTAGATTTCCCCTCTCTTTTCCGCGTATTCATTCATCAATGCTTCTCGCTCTTCTTTTAACTCAGTGTATAGATCCTCATCTTCAATCGCTTTGGCTTTTGCCATTTCAATTTCAAGATTACTTAGTTTTTCTGCATATTCTTTATCCAGTGCACTAAGTGCCATCTGTCTTTTCTCTTCTTCTGTCGGTTCCGGCGGAGCGTATGCAATCGGCTTCCCGTCCGTGCCGCGGATGTAATCACCGGATATATACTTGTTAAAATCCTCGACTGAGATAATCTCGATAACAGTTGCATCGGTAAACAACTCTTTCGCTTCTTTTTTTAGCGCATTTAGCTCGCCTGCATTTTTATCTTTTGTCGGATTAAACTCGCATATAAGCGATCCTACACGCTTTCCATCTGCACCGAACCCTGCTATATAAAAATCCACATTAGAACTATTCATTTTTTTACTCCTTTCAATTAAATTGGAACGTCAGTAGTTCTCCACTGTACCTATTTACCAAATGCAATCCACTGTGCATCTTGACCTGTTCCCGAATTATCATGCACAGACAACGTAAATCCTGTTAATGAATTGTATTCAACAGCACGCGAATCGAAGTAAGCAGTACCTTGATGGTTTGTTATTATTTTCCGAAAAGAATTAAACGCGATCGGGAATGTTACCCATCCGTGCTCATTAGATCCCCATTGCATAATTAGCCCACCAAAGAAGCTCCCTAAGCATACATACCCGTTTTGCGCGATGTTGTAGCGTACACCAGACGCAGTCAATACCATCTTCAACAGCTGACCGAACCATGAGTTAGTTTGCACAGCTGTAACAGCGGTAATAGCAGATGTTAATGCCAGTTTTTGTATGATACCTTCTGCAAAATCGGATACTTGTGAGACTTTAAATGATTTCCAATGATTCAGTATTCCTCGTACCCATGATGTAGACGTAATCTTGCTGTCAGAGTTATCATTAAATTCTGCATCGTTGGTCGCCGTTTTAATATCTGCAAAAGTAACCAGCTGCCCGCTATCTAAAACTGCCGAAACGTTCCCTGTATTACTGAAAGTCAGATTCAATGTCATTCGTTTAGAAACAACCGTTGTACTTCCCTCTGCCGGCATCGTATCCGGATCAGTATCCGTCATATATGCAAACATGATTTCTCCATCATCCGGATCAGTAGCAAATAATCCGAGCTCTCTTTCTTTAAAAGGTTTAGTTATACCTGTGTTAGTTAATGTAGATACCAACTTAACGATAGATCCGTCTACAGTGCAAGACGCAATCGTCAAATCCTTTTCTCGTTTGGCCAGATCGGTCAGACTACTACTACTACCACTGCCAATACTGATTTTTGTAAAATTCAATGTCGCCAAACCTGCGTTAATTTTTGCCTGCAAGTTGAGCCCTTTTTCTGTTAATGTGAAACCTTGCCAATTAGCCATAATATTTTCTCCTTTTACGTAATCAACGTGTTGATATTAATCTCCGTGTCGTTCATTATTGCTGCCCCAACACTGATGTTCTTAGTAAATCTAAATTCATCTTTTAAATCACTTGAAACAATGATCTCTTCGTCATCTACAACTGCCGCACCGATAAAGACGGTTGCATTTATTTGGCGTTCAAATTCGATGGAATCGCACCAGCTCCGCAGATTTTTCGATAACTGGATCAGATTAATTAATTGAATTAGTTTACTCTCGTCCGACACTACTTCAGTCAAACCGGTAACTTTGAAATGATACGGATTACCGCCATATTCAAACCATTCTTCTATATTTCCGGTTTTGAATACCATTCGTAATGCAGATTCAACACTGTACAAAGTCCCTTTCTTCATATGCCACAAGATACTGGAGCGTATTAGCTGTTCTCTGACCTCTTTTGAAAGCTCTTCATCATACAGATCAGTATGTAATTCCCAGGCTAAATGCAGAAGGATAGTATCATCATACCTGGATAAGTTTTTCCACAAAAGCAGCGTATTGATACTATCGTTAATATTCAGCAGTTTTTGCGTAACCACCTTTGCCAGGGCCTGCACTTCTTCATCATCAGCAATCGATGAAGGGAGAAGTAATGCTAAATCTAAGGCATCCAGATCATTCATCTTCTATCCCTCCATAATTCACCGTATTGCTGCCGTCATTTTTCGCGATGCCAATTACATACGTGTCATTACGGTTGCCATCTTTAATTCTGGTAAAGACTGGTGATGTTATTTCTACTCGTTTGGCACCGGCTGTCAGACATAACTGAATCAGCTTATCCGGGTTAATATCCCTCCCCATTTTAGAATCTTGCCAAGCGATATAGTTCATCACTGCATTTTCCACATTTCTGCGGGTTGTTTCTGTATCAAGGCCTTTCCCCAGGTAATAGGTCATGTTAATGTTGTAGCTTGTTGTTTCCGGTACCTTAACAGCGACCTTGTCTGTCAGCGGTCTTCTGGTCTCGTCGGATAGATAAGCAAGAACCGTGTTTTGCAATTCTTTCCCCGGCAAACTTCCTCTCGTCTCCACAATATATACATCTACACTTCCCGGCTCTGGTGAAACTGCTTTTGCCTGGTTAATCAAGGATGATGCTGCTTTAGCAAAATATTCATAAGCTCCTGCCGGGCCAGCCGTACTGAACGATTCCGGGGCCTCCTCTGCACGTGTGCGCAGCGTTTCATCGTCTTCTTCGTCTGCTCCGCCTTCTGACGCTGTAGTATTTACGGCAGATGCAATATACGGGGCTACATCCACCATCGTCGTAACAGTACCCGCTGGCATCCCATTACCAGCCATCCCAATTTTTTGACAGGTACATTTGACCGTCCCGGAAGTCTCCCCAACTTTTATGACCAGCGTTTCGTCCGTTGCAAAGTAGACTTGCGAGCCGTCACTTACACGGGTTCCCTGCGGGACAGTAATGTTAAAAGATACCGCTTTAGACAAAGAGAATTTCTCTGTCAAGGTGGCTGCTGTTCCTGGGGTCCTTGTCACTCCAAGCAGTGCTACCAGGTTGTCCAGGTTTTTCCCTTTAGCGTATTTCAGCAGGTTTTGCTTCCCCGTGTAGTTGATTTTATTCAGCAGCATAATGACTACGGAAGCAATGACTAAGATAAAAAGTCTGACCGGATCAGCTTTTGCCAGTGTTCGTCCGGTTACAGCCGTATACACATCCATCAGATACGTTACTACTTTTTCCTTGTCGGCACTGACAAACTCCACTTCGGGTAAATTACTTACATTCATGAATCATCACTTCCTTTTATCGATACATCAACAATTGGTGTTAACCTCTGTTCATCTGTGTCATACTCAAAATCAATAGAGCGGATTATTACTCTTGGTTCGTAATCCTGAATCGCATTAAAAAGCTCTTCCAGCAAGACACTTTCTGTTGACCCGTCCAATGGTTCATCTACTGCACCCCACGAAATACCAAGTCTACGATCCAACGGAACACTGAACACGTGGGTAGAAAGCAGCGTTCTAATATTTTGTGCAATCTCTGCCATCTGGGAATCTGGCTCCCAATCAATAGCAGTTGCTTTACTGCCTGAAATAATCACAAGATATCACCCACCGTATCATCCACCTGATCCAACACATCCAACGCTTCCTGCTTATACGCGCTAACCTTTTCTTTCACCTCAGATACCTGGGACACAACATTGCCCCACGGCGTACTGGTATTGGTTTCGGTTGCAGCGTTTGCGTCTACCCGGTATTCTTTCAACGCGACTGATACAGTGACAACGTGCATCTTTCCTCGCTGCTTCCAGTAAGACGGTTTTTCCGACAGACCAGTAATCATCCACTTATTCTGACTGACCGGTCTGTTTCCCAGGATAAAGCTCACGACCTTCCCCGTATCGCGCATATTTCGAAGTACTTCCAATTTCTTTTCAGGCGTTACATTGAGCTGCGAAAAGAGCTGAATATCAAACGTTATTTCTTCCGGATCCAGCCCAGTGAATTCCATATTAGACTTTTCAGCAATAATTTCATGCTCTGCTGATTTAATGTTTCCTTGCCGAAAGTAGTTATCAAACGTCAATACTCTTCGGCTTGACACATTAAAAGTAATGCCGCCCAGGCTTCCTACCGTTGCCATATTATCCTCCTATAAACACATCAGGGCTTCCTTCGGCTACACTGCCGCCACAGCTTACACGGTCGCCAATCCGCGCGGCAGGCCTACCGTTAATAAACACAGTGGTACTCCCGCTCGAAACATGCCCGACATGCGGGCTGTGAGCTGGGCAGGAATGGCTGGCATACGTATCATTCAGGCTCCCCGCCCCTCTTCCATTGATAAACACATCACCGCTGGCTGATACGAGAGCGACTGGCGGACAAGCATCATGCCCGGTATTGTTATCTCCTAATCGTGTTGCCGCCGGCATTTCATCTTCTCCTACTCATTAATTCTTAATACGGCGCCCTTTATGGTAATCACCCCTGTGGCTTGAATTGTTAGATTCCCAGTGTTGCTGTCATGTTCTATGTAAGATCCGTCTCCAAAATCAATACGCCTGATCCCAGTTCCAGTTTTAACAGGTGTATCTACCTCATTGAAAAAACTTCCCAACACGACTCCCTCACTGTTTCCTGTTCCACCGGAGTTCGGAATCATCAGGCAAACAACTTGTTCATTCACTGTCGGCAACCAGTATTCTTTGCAATATAAGCTCCCGGTATTTAGCAAAGGCAGCTCATCACTGACGGTATTATCCATATCTCGGAAAATGACACGACAAGTCATTGCTTCCGGATTCACACTGGAGACATTGCCAATCCGAATGATCCGACGCAACGATGAAAATAATTGACGGTCATCAGTAGCCATTCAAGCACCTCCTGAGATCTACAGAGCACGTATACCCGCTCCCAAGCGAATGTTTTACCTGAGAGAGGATATATTTTCCATCAAACTTGCCAAAGCCTTTCACGGTCACCGTAAGCCCTGCAGAAAGATTCGTATCTCCCATACATGTAAGGCTCCCTGTCACTTCATCCTTGTTCTTTTCACGAAGTTCTTTACGGGCCATGCGTTCCGCTTCTTCTACACTTTTTACGTCTTTTTTCACAAGCAGTATCTTCCCTTCTGTTTTATTCGGATCAGTAAACGTCGCACTTATTTTCTCCTTCTTTTTCCCTTGGGAATGCTCTACAGTGCAGGCTTTGTATATGTCCCGCACAGATGAGGTAAAGCGCCAAGAAGCCGGTTTTAATTGCTTCAATGCGTTTTTATTGTTCGTGCCATTGGAATTAACGTCCATACTAACAGAAGCAACCAAATCTTTCACTGTCGGTCGGACAAAAATCAACGATGGTTCAGCCGCTTCCATATCTGCCATATCAAAAATGACAATCTGATTATCTGTCACTTTGAGCGATAAACCATTGTCCTGACATAGTTTATCCAGGAAAGCCAAATCAGACTGTTCCGTTTGCTCCACCCGTTCCAGCGTCGGATTATCTTTAGATGAGAAATTCAGCTGCATTCCTGCATTGTTAGCAATATCCTGGGCAATCTTTTGAATGGTATATCCTTCCCAGGAACGAGTTCTCTCTTCTCCGCGCAAGGTCGTATTATTGGGCACAGATACTGCTTTTATTTTGGCTTCAGACGGCATCGCACTGCACTCAATTTCATCAATTTCAAACATTCCCAATGGCAGCTCTTTTTCTGCATCTGTCGGAGTGGTCCAATATTTTGTCAGGATAGAAGCAGTGAGCGCAGCACCTTTGTCCGGAAACCACGCCTCCAACCATAATCCGTCACGGTCTTCCAGGGTAAGCTGCAGATCATCTGCCTGCCCGGTCAGTACATCCGTATACTCCATATTTTTCAGATACGGCTTGAGAGTCTCCGAAATGTTCACTTTGTTATAGATGATTTTAGGATATGCTCTGCGCGCATAGCATGCTTGCTCTGTAACCGTATTCCCTGCCAATGAGCTTAGCACAGACATTCCTTACACCTTCTTCCATGGTGGCAGAATTGTCGTAGTTTGCGTCTGTATGTCAGGAAGGGAAAGGCTGACATTGGCCGGGAAAATAATGATCTCTCTATATGCCTGATTTGCTTCAAGCAATTCATTCATATACTTCTCATCACCGTAGACTTTAACGGCAATACCGTCCCAGGTGTCGCCCTGTATCGTCTTATACACACGTTTAGTCAAAAGCCAGTCTCCTCCGATCCCTTACTATTCGTTCCAGCATTTCTTCCAGCTTATCCCGTTGGTTATCCATTACATGCTGTACGTTCTCTATGTCTGCATTTCCTGTGATGGTGATTTGCGGGTTATAGGAAAGATTAACGGCCGTTCCTTCCGGCATACGATGAATGGATCCAAGCCGGTTGATACTGGACAGCATAG